CCGTCGTATCCAAACTTGTAGGCTGCTTTGTAGCACTCCCAGAGATTGTTACTCGACTCTTGGGTAGGCACAAATAACAAATGCCCCTGGGTAACTGGATATGCATCTCTGAAGATCCAAAAGTCTTTTGTTCTGTACTCAATGTCAGTCCATGGTGCTCGTTTTTCATTTAATGCCTTTTCTAAATTAGTTGTCATTCTTCACCTTTGATTGATTCCCAGGTTCTATACTTACCCAATGCCGCAATGTATTCGTCATACAGTTTCTTCAGCTTTGGATGTTTTTTTTCTAGTTTAACATCTCGTTCAGGGATAGTCAATACTCGTTCAATTGTCTTTAACCGTTCTTCTACATCTAGACCGTTTAAGACTAACCGTCCTTTGACTTCTAATTCTGGAGGATTATCTTTAACAACCATGATATTGTCTTTGGGATTAGCCCAACTTGTACCATTCGACCCACTTGTTAAAAATTGTCCAGCAGTAGTATTGGTTGTATAAACCTGTCCAACTGTTAGTGGAGTTGCAGGAGGAATAGCACCGTACCCAATAGATACAGTACTTCCAATTAATCCATTATTGACGACGTTCTTCGAGATATAACTCATTGTGTACCCATTTATTTTTTACAAGAAATCCCCATTCACGACGTTGTGGGCCTGGCATAAACAATGTCCATGCAGTTATTTCAGGGTCAAGCTCAATCCTATGATAGCTATTAGCACCGCAGATACGAAAGTGACCGGGTCCACGCCAGTGACATATTTCACCAATCTTTTTATTATCTGTATCAAAAATTGGAACCCATTCATAGTATCCACCTTTAAGTATTAGTGTAGCATAGGGCCAAGGATGATCATGAACGTCATCTGGATCTGATTTGAGAAACTTATGTATAAAGATGTTAAACGGGAACATTTTTCTATCTTTAAGAAAAACATAATACCGTTCTAAATATGGATCGTTGTCTACACGATCCATGATAATTCTTTTACGATCAGCTCGTTCTAAAAATGAAAAGAATTTATTTTTTAGGTGTTGGATTATCATAGTCATCTTTTACAAGTTGATAAATTGTTTCAAAATTTCTTAATGCAATTTCCAAAGATGGATATTGATTGCACATTGATTTGATTCTATCCCATTCGGGGAATTTATCTACAAAATCCTTACCCCAAGTAAACGATACTGGATTAATATCATTTATAGTTAATGATGGTATAGATGTAGTTGTTAATGTACTAATTGATGGACTATACGTGTACATAGATCCGCTAGGTAGTGTTATACAATCAGAAGCCATTCCAGTTATGGTAATAGTATCAGTCATACTAGTATATAACGAATCAGTTGAGATTGTTGAGTAAGTCGGTAGCTGAGAAGAATTGATCATGGAGGGCCGCTGTTTGTTGTTTTAATTGTGGCAGTCTAGTCTTATAATAATCCATATGACTCATAATTGCTCTACAAAGATCCGGTCTATAAACTGTATATGCATCATAGCTTTCAGTCCATTTACTTTCATATTTAAAAATATCAAAATACATTTCGCTATAGCTGAGTCTATCTGGCACCATGGGAATAGCATCTACTACAGCGCCTTCATAACAACTAATACCTAATGTTTCTTGTAGATTAGCACTGAATACTAATTTAGCTTCACCTAACAAATTATGATATTCATTTTTTGTTAAGTACTGATCCTGGCACACTACAAATTCATACTGTGGAAGATGTGTTTTTAAATCACGAAAGATTTCAACCTGTTTCTCAGGTGCAATACGGTGAGGAAATAGTATAAGGTCACGTTTAGGCATACCTTTATATGGAGTTAGAATATCATTCATATACTCCATAGGCCAGCCAGTACGAATCATCTTGCCGCTATCATAGCGTTCAGCAAAATCTTCTTCGTACCACGGATTTTCTTCCTTCATTCCATCCATGAGCAATTCGTCTATGAATAACTTAACATGAAATTCTGTAGCAAAGTAGTTATGATCAAATGCCCAAAAATAACTTTTTTCTGCATGACGCACCCATGGCTTTTTACCAACCAGTCTACCTAGAAAGTCTTGCGGGTCATAACTGCCAGCATGCCATAAGCCATGAGTGACTACTGGAATATCCAATAGTTCACTCATGTATTTCAAGTTTATAATACCAGGGTGCCAAGCATCAGTAAACAAAAAATGATCGCCAGGCTTAACTGCTCCGGAGCAAAATAAACGACCCATCTGTTCAACTTGACTAGCTTTGTAGATATTAGTGCCGCCAAAGTTGAGAAATGCTCCAGGAGTGGTAGCACTAGGAATGTCCGTAGGACCTGATATAATGTTGACATTGTGTCCTGCCTTTTTTAGTAGTTTAGGCACATGATCTTTCCATTGACCAGTGTATCTGGTATCAACTGCTTCTAAATCTACTATATAAATCATCGTTGAAAACTTCTATTGTTTCCACCGCGATTATATTCCCCGCGATTGTTGTTATATTCACCGCGTGGCTTACGTGGGCGTGTGCTGTGGTAGTAGTTATTCCAAATCTGACTATCTCTATTGTAGAGATTAGCCTCATTAAAATTACACAGTTCAAAGCGACAGAAGTCTTTAAACTTTTCCAAATCATCAAAGATCTTAACAATGTCTGGACGATTTTCAAAATAGTTAACGTCGCGATAATTCTTAGCCATTTTAGCTTTTCCTATTAATACTTAATAAATGAACCATTTTCTCCGTCTTCGGAGACCTCAATCCAAACCTCACGGTTGGGATACTTTTTGGAGATAGCGTCATACAAATCGCCTGACATCATCTCACAACTCTTGTAGTCTAACGCTAGTATACTATCTTTGTACAGATTTAGCAACCATCGTTTGAACTGAATAAACTCAATATCACGATCATCGTGTGTGACACCAATCCAAACTTTAAAATGGAATGTGTGACGATGTGGATAGCCTAAGAAACTAACATCATATTCATCACCTGTAGCAAGTGTTGGATCTGTAAGTGCGGCTGGATATTTGTGCATACCTTCTTTCTGAAAGGTAACCCAAATCATTTTGTTAGGACGGACGTCTTGCCGAATAATCATTTCTTTTCTTCTTCCTGTGGAACTATGTGTTTAAATAATTCCCAGAGTTTCCAATCAATACCTTCAAGTAATTGATTTTGTCTAGTTACTGCATCTATTAGTTGTTGAGCTTGAGTTTCGTTCATTTGATAATCTCATCATTGTTATAATTGCGCCATGGGGTGAAGTACTTACGCTGAGTTATGGCACCCATTGGCACTGACCACACCCCAGGATTTGTTGCATTAAAATCTTTGTCATCGATCTTAAGCATTGTATTATAATTCCATAATTTTAAGTAAGGAATTGGAACTCTTATTTGTGGAATAAAGTTGTTATGTTCATTTAATCCACCGTCATTAAATTCTTCTACGGCACTGATTGGAATATCTAAACTGCATAGATAACCTTTGTCGAGAAAGAATAAGATCATACCCTCCCAACGCCCCCAATCACTCGGATCGTTAGGTTTTGGATTAAAGCTATGATTAGCACCAAAAAAGATGTGTGTACATCCGTTTAATTTAGATGCAATTTCATCTACTGGTTGAACTCCAGTGACAAACAATGTGTTCATACCGTATGCAGGAGTATGTTCTACTTCCTTACCAATAAAGTAAATTACATCTTCTGCTACACCATCTGTATAATCACGCTTCATTTTTATTTTGCTCGTATTGTTTAAAAAGCCTAGTCACTGGTTCCATTCTTTCTTGAAATACATCAGGCGCCTGAAGTGCTGTACGCTGCATATCCCAATGACTAGGGTAATGGCGCAAGCACCAACGAGCTTGCTCTTTGATTGCTTTTGGAACTCGCGGAGTAATAAGAATTTCTCTTAAGAATTTCTCTGTTTGTACTACTGCACGAAATCTTTCGTCTGGCATGGTCATGTTATAACTCTTTTCATGAAAGTTTTCACGTGTTATATTACTCAAATAAATCCATAAAGTTATTTTCTTTAGGTTCTTCGTTTTTAACAATCTTTAAATCGGAAAAGTCTACCATAGGAATACCAAATTCTTCAGCTTTAGTGTGCGCATTAACTGTTTTCTTTCCAGTTGCACCACGTGTGCCAATGATAGTCATCCAAAATTTGCTGTAATACTCAATGATAGCATTTGCATCATCTTTGTTATCACAAGCAAAGATTGCATTTACTATGTCCTTATAATACACTCTATCAAAGCGTTCGTCAACCAACATGGCAGGCAATTTGCCCGAATCATATTGACGATTAGCTTCTTGTACTGCATTAAGGTGCATCCAAACATTATGACCCATCATCAGTGCATAGCTAAATGAATCCCACGACGTTGCACCTTCCTTACCATTCTTATTTAGGTCGCCTGGTGCATAGATGCAAATTTCTTTCATTTGCATTTGATCAATAATTGGACTTGATTCAAACTTATCAAATATCTTATCTTGCAATACTGCATCTTTGAACAAGCGACTGTCAGTGGCATACTTCTTATCATCCGCACTCGCCTGCATACGATAAACCCATTTAGTACGGTCTTCAGTTTCCGTATTGATATAAATCTGTCCATTAGCAGTGGCTAAGAACGGACTAGCACAGTCAAACGATATAGTAAAGTCTGGATTATGATACTTGCGAACAGCACGTTGAATGTCTGTTAGTAGCACAGCCCATTCTAACTTTGATGTACCTAAGAAGTGCATCCAGTCATGTTGACCCTGTTCTAACAATCCGTCAAAGCGTAGAGCCACTAGTCGTTTGAGTACAAGGTGAATATCACACATGTTCTGTCCGCCCATGCCCCAACCATTGAATGCTTTGTCACCATAGACCTTAGTATCGCAAAAGTCTTTAACCTGTTGATACCAATCATCTGCTTGTTCGTGTGTTTCACCTTGTAAAACATTTAAGAACTTGCAGTTGCCATTACGATGTTTGATAAAATATTCGTTATTAAAACGTGTAGCATTAACTGCCTGCTGATATGATTCAATACCAGTTGCCTTACGTCCAGCAGGACTACGTTCAACCCACGCTGGAATATCAAGTACCATGCCATAATCCATAAGCGTATCCATCCAAGTCAATACCAGTTCACGTTTCTTCTGTGCGGCATCTAATCGAGCTTGATAGAGCTTAGGATGATCAATCTTAGTGTACTTAGGATTACCATTTTTATCAGTCTTAGGATGACCTGTTGGATGTACTTGTGGTACTAGTTCAACACCTTTGGCATTGACTTCTGCCCACATAGCCGCAACTTCTGGGCCTGTAGGATCACGCCACTCACCTTCCCATACGCCCTTACCGATCTGGAATCCACCTGAGTCACCTAATACCCACGAGGTACTACGGTCTCTATTACGGAACATGTCCTCAGTTTCATCTGGCTTGGTAAGATCTAAATTAGCATGTCCTGCAGAGTATAAGCAATGATTAAAATAGAATGCACCCTTATCTGGATTTAGATAGTTGAGACTTTCTACCCCATTAGCTAAACTTGGCGGTATACGTGCAGGATCTACATAATTTCCATAGCGTTGTTTGCCTATGAACGTTGAGTAGAAACCTGACGTAGCCGGCAAGAAATATGCGTAATCGCTTTGCTGGGCGGTCAGGTTCTTATTCATTATTTGCTCTGTGCCGGTAAGATGTAGTTGTATTCAGCAAGACCCGAATCAACTGTGATCTGCATAGCGCCAGCATCTGCAATACGCATTGTCTTGTTACCATCAAGTGCAAGAATACTCATAACTTGAGTAACAGGCCATGACCATGTCTGCTTTAACTTGCCGTTTACATTAGCATGGAACACAAATGATCCGGCATGTGTACTAGCATCACCAAAGAAAACAACTAAATTGCCATTTTCTGTTTTAACTTGGAATGTTTGTTCTTCAGTGTGTGCTGCCGATTGCAAACGTAAACGTTGAATACTTACAACACTAGGTTCAAACTCAACATCCCACGTCGCACCCTTAAACTTAACTGATTTAAGTTTTTCGTTGATAATGTCACTATTCATAAAACGATAATCGTTTCTAAAATCCTTAGTAGCATTTTCAAAATGCAATCCTACTGGCATTTCAACACCGTTTCTTTGCGCCTTGACAACGCCGATAGTTGCACCTTCTTTGTATTCTGGATTCTTCAAGTGAAGTGCTAACTTGTCTAAGTTAGGCATACCAAACACACCGTCAAACTCGTCAACTGCTGTATGTGTCTTAGCAGTGACAATAACACTACGGTCTTCAGCCATAGATTCGATAACTGTGTCTTTATCACCGGTAATTTTAACTAGTGGCAGAAAGCCCAAGCTATGTGTGTGGCTTACGAGGTCTTTTAAAATATCTTGCATGATTGTTTCCTTTGTATTAATATAGTATATAGGTTTTTATGTCAGAAGTCAAATAATTTATTGAAAGTATTTGTCTGTTCGGTTGATCTGATATCCCAGTTAAGTACACCAATTAGGTTTTCCAACTTGTTATCAATGATCGTTGCTTCCATTTCTTCGTGATTAAATGGCAAATCCTTAAACCACTGGGGCAGTCTAAGCTCATCTACTGGATAGGCCACGCTAGTGAACCCCAGTGGATTATCTTTGAGCTTACAAACGATGACTTTAGCACCGTCGGTGACACTCATTGAATACTTGTCGTCCATCATACGCTTTAGAGTATTCCAGTTAAGACTTGCACGAACATGTCCGGGCATGTTAGTCTTGCCTGCTTTCTCTTCCTTGCCGCGATATGCTGAAATATTGTTAGCACGTTTAGGGCTACCTTTCTCCCAACCTGGACGTACTTTAAAGTTAGTACGGAATTCAGTAATAAAATCCAACACTTCTTGTTCAGTAGTACCAGTTAAGACTTTCTCCAATACATCACTTAAGAAGTTTTGAATAAATTCTGGCGTATCACTACGTTTCAGGTCCAAGCCCATGGCCTTGATCTTACCTGGTTTGTCGTCTATGTCTGTACGCTTGCCTTCTTTATCATAATAAAGTACTGCATAACGTTTCTTAGTAATAAACAAGCCTTTGATTGCAACCAGCTCACGACCCGCTTTAATAACTTCTCCACGAGTCTTTGGACAGTGAAATGCATCTAACATAAACTGTGGGAATGTCTTGTTGACTTCTTCCCCAATTTGATCGTAGAGTTGAACTACACTTTCTTTAGTCCAAGGAATTAATCCTTTTTCGATATCCTTCTGCAAAGTGCGAAAAGCACTAAAATAACAACTGTCAGTGTCACCATAAATAATTGCCTTTCCAGTATGACTGTTTTCTCCTGTGATAATCTCGTTGACTTTACCTGCCATATGACGAGCAATAGCACGACCTGTTAAGGTAGTTGACTGTCCAATACGTTTATCAAAGAATCTACAGCCAGGATTAAGAATAGCACCATACAGGCTGTTTAAGTTAATTTTCTTGACTAGTTGACGCTTGTCCCAGTATTCTTCTTCAATCTTATTGCCGGCTTTGATAGTGTCTTTAAGTTTGGCCTGCATCTCTTTACGTTCAGCATACCAACGCTTGAGCAAGCCGGGAATAATACCTTCTTTCTCATAGGTAAAGATAGTTCCATTAGCACTGAGTATAAATGGTTGATTGCTGTCAAAGATTAACTTGTACACTTCGGCAGCACTGAGTATGTCAACAGTTCCTTCCTGCCAGTCGATGGTAATCTCTGTACCAACTTCTTGATTCATTACAGCAGTATATTCAATAGATCCAAACATACCTTCCCATGCACTTGCAAACGATTTGCCCTTGGCCACTAGGTTGTCAATATACTCTTGAGTCAAAGTTTGACGCAGTTGTCCTACAATAGTTTCTGGACCCATGTTCAATGCACGAATAGCTGACGGATACAGACTGTTAATGTCCAGTGAGCCAATCCAATCATGAATACCTTCTTTAGGATAAGCAACATACGCACCCGCGGCTGAGTTATCTGCTTCTTCATCACGTACTGGACGATTAGGAACTTGGAATCCTCTCTTGTGAGCTTCATTGATAATGGCCTGCTCAGTCACAGCCACAGCACCCATAGTAGTCTGTAGCAATACAGTACACTCATGTGCTAGTGTGTTAGACAAGTCTAGGAACTTGAGCTTCTTGTCAAGTTTATCTAGTAAGGCAGTATCTTGTCTGTTATAGATAACAAACTTACGGAAGTCATTGTTGTATAACTGATCCAAAGTGCCTTCGTAAACAGTCTTAGTTTCGCCTACTTCCATTTCTCCAATGGCATCCAGTCGGTAGGTATGACGTTCTTCATAGGTGTACTTGCGATACAGTTCGAGACTGTCTAAGTGTACACGACCAACTAAGTCATAAGTTATAGCCTTCTTTCCATATTTTTCGTATTCACGTTTTTTAGGATATTGATCCCACAGGCATAATCTGCGTGTGTCGTCTTTGCTTAGTACCTTGGTAATGCGATTGACAGTATAGGGCATATCAAAGCCTTCACTGTTCCAACCACTGAGCACATCCGCATCCTGGATCAAGTTTAAGAAAGTATCAAGTAGGTCAGCTTCATTATCAAAGATATGTGTATTAGGCAAGTCCTTAACCAGTTCTTCTGCTTCAGCTACGCTCATCTTCTTTGGAGGTATAGCTAAACAGACTAGTGTGTCTATCCATTGTAGGTGAACAGCAATGGCAGTTATTGGCATAAATGCATCTTCTGGACTCGCATAGCCACGTTCTGGATCGAAGTCCACCTCAATGTCCCAGAAAGCTACATTGAGTTTTGGGGGTTCTGCGTTTAAATAATTTTCACTGAGTGTTGAGAAGATTGGATTAATATCTGCTTCATACAATTTCTTATTGTTATGAATAGATAGTTCTTTACGGAAATCTTTGGAATTTCTACAGACGACCCTGCTCAACGGTTCTCCATATATACTTTGGAATTTACCTCGAGGGTCTGCGTGATAAAACGTGTAGCGTACTGGAAACTCTTTGAATACTCGTTTCCCCTCTGTACTACGTTCTACAATTTTTACGATATCAGCATCACGCTGAAAGAATGCATCTACATACAAATTAATTTCTCCTAGTCATTTGCGGCTGACAAACCAATATAATCATTTATGGCTGATTAAACCTTCTACTGATTACTTATCTAAAATACTTGAGGCCACGTTGAAATTTAGAATGATTCTTTTATTTTTAGTAGGTAAACTACTAGCATGATAAATTGAACCATCAAAAACTACAACTCGATTCTTTTTTGGTGTTATTTGTTGTGTTAATTTTTTATTGTATTTGTCGTATATAAATGTATCACCTTCGGAGTCATTAACGTAATATAAGCAAACTACATGCGGCATTGGAATATCAGTATGACAGTTATTATGCAAGTAGCCTTCGGGTCTAATTAATGGCAATTGCATAAATGCCTTTGCTCTAATAATGTTAGGTCGATTGTTATAACCAATCTTATCAAATACAATGGTAGGAATAACAGCAATAGTACTAAAAAAGTTGCTAGTCACTCCTTCATCTGGATTGTAATAACAATGTTGATGGCCTGGCGTTGAAATATCTCCTTTATCTTTTGCATACGTTATATCGGAAATAAAGAACCAAGGAAATACATCAGCGCACATAAGATTTTCAAAATCATCTGCAAGCGATTGTGGCAATACGTTATCGATAATAGTGGTATCTATCATTATTTTTTTAGACAAAAATTTGCTGAAATACTAACTCGATCTTCGTTGCTCATATTTTTTTCAACCATATGATTTAAATTAGATCGAAATATTAGTAAATCGTTATTCTTTGGAGTATATGAATATGTTTTATAATTTGCAGGTGTTAGAATATCTGCAGGTACTGGGAACATATCAGATATTGCTTCGTGACTTTTGAAAACAATATCTCCACCGTTATTCGGAAAGTTAACATAATATACTATGCTAAAATGACTAGCAGGGTGCATATGATATTCTTGATAATTTCCAGTTGTGGATAGATTGATCCAAGATTCTGTACAAATAATATTACTAGTCAATACTCCAAAATCTTTTGAAAAGTTAATGATTTCTTTTTTAATATCTTCTAGAATAATTAAAAAATTATTATCGATATTTAGATTTAAAAATTTTGCAGTATTAAATGTATCACACCGCCAATCAGTTGTTGGAGTAATGTTTTGTTTTTTTAACTTTAATACAACATTATAAAAATAGTCGTTAAGACTTGCATGTTGACTAAGATTAGTGCTATACATTATATCGGCAAACATTTGATTAATCAAAATATCATCCTTATTAATCCAACTGTGTCGATTGTGACCAGCAAGATATAATTAGCCAGCATACCAAAGGAACGACGACTATAAGCACACCAAGCGTATATAGCACAACCTGTAATCCAAATTGGGTACAAGACAAGAAGGGGAGGAGTAGGCACGGTTGAGGCCATAGTGATAGAACAACCAATAGATATAGCCCAAGCAAGGACCTCAAGACAAAAACGAAATCGATTGCTTTTGTAATCTTCTCTGATCCAGTTGAATGTTCCACTTAAAATCTCATTCATTTATCTTCTGGAAGATGCCCAGTCACACCCAAAATCATTTCAATCTCGTTCCAATCAGTTTCGTGATCTTTCCAATTGTCTTTGTGTGCAATAGTAATAGCTTTGTTAATCCAACTGGATTTAATGTCCAATTCTTCTGCTACTGCCTTAACTGTTTCTTTAAGACCTTCTTTAAGATCCTCAATTTCTCTTAAAACAGTTGAGCCTTCGTTAATCAGTCGTTCTAATTTGGCCTTTTCTTCTGGGCCATACATACGTGATGACATAATATCTCCTAGTTAATGTCTATTATACACTAATTATCGTTGCAGGTCAACAGTACCAAAAATAAACTTAGCCAAAGTTGTTGACTATCATAGCCAATCGCGCTATAATAACAACATGAAGAAACTAATCCTACCCCTAATATTAGCGTCTCAAATGGCAGTTGCACAACCTGCTAATTGGGATAATCCTTCAACCCCTTTTAGTACAAAAGACAATTCAAGTGAGACCATGCTAATAACTTGGAAAACTGTTGACAATGTACAGCAGGTCTGTAAAGAAGAATACAAGAGTCGCGGGTTTGGTGCATTTAATTATGCAGTGGATGCTTGCAGTTTTTGGAACAATGCTACTAGGACCTGTACTATCTACACTAGGAAGAATCCTACCATGCACGATATTGGCCATGAGATGCGACATTGTTATCAAGGTAATTGGCATTGATAAAAAAAGCACCCTAGGGTGCTTTTTATTTGGATGTAATTTAAATTACATCGCATCGCCCAAACCGGCACTAGCGGCAATTTCGCCTTGTGTACGTTTGTCGCCTGCGGCACGATTGTTAATGGCATTGATAACACCGTTATAGCGTTGTAGTAATGCAATGTCTGCTGGATCTGTACTATTCTCTAACTCACCTGCTAGCTTGTTTAGTTCTGCTACATCTGCTGGGTCTGCCTCTGCATTTGGTGTTTGCGTTGCAGGAGCGTCTGGAGCTGTCGGTGCATCTGGAGCTGGTGGCTTTGGAGCTGGTGGCTTTGGTGCAGGAGCTACTGGTTTAGTAGCCGCTCCACCGCCTAATGCTGCCATACCAGCTGCGCCTGCCGCTGCGCCTGCCGCCGCAACTTTTCCTGGATTACGTGCAACGGCCGCACCAGTTGCTAACGCTGCCTTTTCGCCTGCCTTAGTGGCTGCTGGTGCTAATGCTTTAGCAGCCGCCGGATCAGCAACACCAGCTTTAAAAGCAGAACCTAGTTCTTTAGCTTTACCAGCAATAGCACCACCTACGCTTTTAGCACCATCAACAGCCTTGCCGCCATATTTAGCTATAGTATCCCAAACACCTTCATCGGTAATTTGTGGTTGTGATTCAATTTGAGTTAGACGATCTCTTAGCTCTGCTATTCTTTGTGCTTCTGACATAGTTGTTCCTTTATTGTGTTCTGCCACGGCTACGCCGGGAAATTGTTTCATAGCAGTTTGGGTAGCTGGTCCCATTTTACCATCTGCTGTAATTTTAGCACCTTTGGCTATTAACTGTTTTTGTAAGGCCTGCACCTTAGGATCAAATCCAGGAGGTACTGTTGCTGTTGGTTTAGCCTGAGCAACTGCCGTTGCAGGAGCAGCAGCAGGTTGCGCTGTAGCATCTTTTGCTACACCTGCTGCAATTTCTTTTTCATCAGGCATCCAACTACCTGTACGCATTTTATCTCGAACTGCTTGTACACCAGTTCCAATTAAACTTGCCGCAGTACCAACTACTGGAATACTTGATGCAGCCCCAGTTAATCCAGCAATTGCTGCGCCAGTAGTGTCACCGGCTTGTTGTCTTGAGTATGCATCTTGTGCTGCTAGTGCTAGGCCAACTCCAGGTAATGCCTTGCCTAAAAATTTACCACCTGCCGCTAATGCTGGCGGTGCTGTAAATTCGTTTAGAATTTCTTTAGATTCTAACGCACGAATTTTAGCAAGTGATTCTACAATTGGATCTTTCATTTTAATATCTAATGTTCTTAATGGCTAACAGTGTTTTGTCGTCTTCGAACGATACAGATTCATTTGCTTTACCTGTAACGCCTTGATAAGCACCTT